TTTTCCCGTAGTAGCCGTCGGGAGTGCCAACGTCCGTGTAGCCGAGATCATACAGATCGCTCTGAATGCGCTTCACAGGCAGATAGTATTTCCCGGAATGGGAAGAACGCTTCCAAGCGGGGGTGCTATATCGCGGGATGTACATCTCATCGCTGGCACAGGTGGACGGCACGCCCGTCAAATAGTTCTGGTGAACATACCCCTCAATGGTATCAATGCAATCCCAGACAGAAACATACTTGAAAGGGTCGAGAGAAAAAACCCGCGTAACGGGATAACCACGAGGCAGTTCGGTAATCACGTTGCTCGTGTTCGTTTCAGCTTCACTGCGCAGATGCACAGTCTGTCCAGAAGGAACGTTAATCCAGTAGGTACTCATTACATTTACCTCTGTTTCTCAATGTAGTATTTATATACCTCACTCCTGAGGTGTGTCATTTAGGGCTTGAGAGTAAAGTCGTGTTACGCCATCCGCCCGCGAATCTCCTGCAAGCCATGCTCCGCCTCGTCCATGCGCCCCTCCAGGCGGTAGGTGCGCTCAATCAGGTTGTTGTGCTGGGCGACACGCTTTTCCAGCTGCGCCAAGCGGTACTGCGTCAGCCGGGAGGACGCCAGCACGCCCGCGCACGACCCCGCCAGCGTGCAGAAACCCGAAATCAGCGCCACAAGCAGCGATTCGCTCATGTGCCGCCTCCTTCCAGCGCCGTCCACGTCTGTTTGCCCACGATGCCGTCCACCTGTAAGCCCCGCTCGGACTGGAAGCCCTTCACGCTGCACCGCGTCATCGTGCCGAAAATGCCGTCGATGGCAAGCTCGTAGCCCGCGCGGTTCAGCAGCGTTTGCAGCAGGCGGACGGAATCGCCCCTGCTGCCCGTGCGGAGGGTCGGACGGGACACGCTGGACGAAGTGGACACGGCGGAATCGCCCGCAGAATTGAAGCTGCTGGTTTCAGCCACGTCCTTCAGCCAGCCCCAATAGCGCCATTTGCCGATTTTGCTGTCTGCCTTGACTGCCATGCCTTCGGTGGAGGCGTGGACGATGCGCAGCGGCGACACACTCGTGACCAGCCCGATGTGGCAGAAGTCGCCCAGCCCGTCTGAAAAGCGCGCGGGCGTTACGGGCTTCCACTTGAACACCGCCATGCCGGGGCAGAGGTCGGCGGCGGATGCAATTGTACCCGAACGGGCGAGGTACTTGCGGAAAATGGTGTTGCTGCCGTGGTAGATGGATGCGCCCTGACGGCGGAACGCGCGGACGAACATGCCGGAACAGTCGATGCCGCGCTCGTCGTTCGTGCCGGGGGATGCATAGGGGAAGCCGATGCAGGCTTCAAAATCGCTGATGAGCTGCTCCAAATTGAGCAAAAAATCACCTCCAATGGTAATGAGCAATGGGATAGTGTTCGTAACCTGTGGATAAACACGCGGAAGCAGCATGAGAGCGTCACCAACTCAATCGCGCGAAAGGGTCAAGGGAGGAACTCCCTTGCGGAGTCCAGAGGCAGCGCCTCTGGTGGGGTTCAAGGGGTGAAACCCCTTATGCGCCCATCTTCTCGATGACCTTCAGCGTGATGACGGAGGTCACGAAGCCGCCGGGGTTTGTGGGCATCATCAGCAGGGAGTGCTGACCGGAATCAACCGCGCCGGTAGACGTGCGGCGGAGGTAGGGGAGCGCATCGAGCGACTGCGTTTTGCCCCACACGCTGTACGGAATTTCCGTGCCATCCACCAGGATGGTTTGGATGTATACGCCGTTGTCCGCCGTCATCCGCATCACGCAGGACAGCACCGACGGGTACTCATCCAGCGTGAAGGGGTGCGAAATCGGGGCGGTGTAGGTGCCGGTCGCGCGATTGCGGAAGGTCAATTCCGTCAGCTTGCCGCCGATGAGCTTGCTTGCGTTCACCTCGCGCAGCAAATCGGCGATTTCGTCCGACAGCGCGGGCTGCCGGTTTGCCAGTGTCAGCGTCACCCGACCGGGCTGCCCGAACACGTCCGGAATGTGCATGGCGACAATGCGCTCCACCAGCACCGTATTTTCCTCCGGCAGCGCCAGTCGGAAACGCTGCCCCAGACGGAACGTATCCAGCGATTCGCCCGTGATGCGGGAAAGGTCGATGCCCTGCAGCTGCACCGTCGCGGTTGGCTGACTGTGCCGCTCCAAGTAGCGCTCCGCCACGCGCTTCAGCGTATCCGCATCCATAATTTGGTCGCTGGTGAACGTCCGCGCGGCAATGCCCCACGTTTTCGTGTCCGCCGCGTCGATGTATTCGCGCCCCAGCAGCGGGGTCAACGTTACGCGGTCAAGCCCCTGCCCGCAGCCATAGGGGAACACGCGCGTGCAGAGCCGGCTCGCGTCGCGGGTGACGCGCACGGTGCTGATGTTGCGCGTCAGCCGCCCTTCGCACGAAATTTCCTCTGGCAGCTTGCGCAGATGCAGCTTCCACGGCAGCTTCGTCTGGTCGAACGCCCAGCAGAGGTTTGCGGGCAGCATGTCCAGCAAGCTCGTCAGCGCGGCGTAAATCGACTGCGTCTGCCCAATCGCGGAAATCACCAGATCTTCGTCCGCCTCGACGTCGCCCAGCCGCCAGCGGATGCGCGTCTGGTAGCTCAGGATGCGCTTGAGGATGGTCTGCACGTTCTCCGCGTACGTCAGCGCAGGCAGCATGTCGTCCGCCAGCGTCGCCATCCCGTGCTCCAGCTGCACCACGCGCCGCAAGCCCGGCTCTTCGCTGATGCTGGAAACGCGGTAAATTTCGTCATCTCCGAAGCCGTCACAAATGCGCACGAAGTCCCGCACGCAGACGGGTGCATCCTCCGGCGGCAGCACCATTTCCGCCATGGACAGCGGCTGAAGCGAACGGTCAACCGTCAGGCGAATTGGGTGCAAATCGGCGCACGGTTTCATTTTGTCGTCCAGCAGACACGGCAGATTCATCAGCAATACCTCCCTTTGCACCGCCCGGACACAAACGCCGCAGCGCTGGCCTCTACGCGGATTTCGTTCAGCACACCCGGCCGCAGCAGCAAATCATCCGCGCTATCCGGCGTGCGATAGGGCAGGATGGACACTGTGCTGTCATCCGACACCATTTCCGCCGCGAAAACGCCCGCGTCGTGGTGAATCCGCACTGCCGCGCCAGGGGCAAGCGTCAGCCCCTGAAAGCTGATTTTCCCCTCGGCGGATATGGTCAGCGTCGTGATGGCAGCGTCGCCAATGTTGCGAATCAGCAGGTTCAGCGGCGTTTCGGGCGCGTCGCCGGGGACGGCAAGGAGCTTAGACGGCGCATCGGACGTGTTCGGCATCAGGAAACTTGTCTCCGCCGCGTCCTCCCAGTAGGGGCAGGAGAAGGCGGTGAAAACAAGCGAGAGCGTCTCCAGCCAGTTGAGCGTGCTCATGGTCGGATACTGTGTGCAGACGACGCGCAGCACCCGCTTGCCGTCCTCATGCAGCGTCAGCACCCCGCCCGCTTCCGCCCACGCTGCCACAAGGTGCAGCAGCTGATGCCGCGTGGCGATGTCGTATTCCTCAATCAGGAAGCGGACACGCAGGGATAGCTGCTCCCGCTGGCGGCGCAGCAGGTGCAGCCCGCCGCCGATGCGGCTCGCCGTCACCGTCCGCACGGTGGGCGCAAGCTCCTCCACATCCAGCAGGTGAATCCGCGCGTCAAGGTCGCGCAGGGTCGTGCCGTTCAGGGCACAGTAAAGCCGGTCAGCCAAGGGGAATGCACCTCCTTTCTCATGTGTACCTCCGCTGATTTACCTGCCGCGCGATGATGGCGGAGATAATCGGCGTGAGCGCCTCCGCCAGCGCGTCGTAGTCAATGGCGGGCGTTTCGGTGGATTCGGGATTTTGCGGGGCGCCGGCAAGTACGTCAGGCTGCGTCATGCGTCTCCTCCTTCCACCAGTACAAGCGCGCGGGCAGATTTACGTCGCCCGGACGGTCATTCTGCGCCAGAAACGTGAAGGGCAGCCTGCCTGCGCCATCAGGCACACTCGTCAGCGATGCGCCGGAAATGCAAAGCGGGTTGCGCAGTTCAATCAGCAGCAGCCCCCGGCTTGTCGTACCAATCCAGCATAGGCGGGAAAGCGGCTTGCGCGCCTGCTTCGGCGTGAGGGTCGTTACGCGCTCGGTCATTTCCGTGTCCGACGGCAGCAGGCGCGCCAGATTTTCGGGCGTTACGTCCAGCATTGTGCCGCTGAGGGTGACGCGCCAGTCAATCAGGCGGATGCTCCCGGCAAACGGCAGCCGGTGCGAACCGCTCTCCGGGTCGAACTCGCGCGGCACAGCGCGGAAGATGCCGCCGCCGCACGTCGTGCCGATGCGCTTCGTATCGTCCGCGACGGCCTCCGCCATGCAGTCCAGCGGGTCGCGGCTGGAAAGCGCCTTGTCAAGGTCAAAGCCGCAGAGCAGCATCCCTTCGCCCAGCTGCAAGCACTCGGCGGACGCGGGATGATGGGAAATCAGCAAAGAAACTCCTCCTTTCGCAGGGAATAGCATTGATTCGGGTAGTGGGTGAACGCCATCGTCATCCGCAGGACGGTGATGGCGCCCTTCTCATGCCCGATGGCGCATTTGGGGGATTGCAGCAGCGCCAAGCCGCCGCCGTAGTGCACCAAACTGCTGGAAAAGCGCATCACCCGCGCCATTTTCTCGGCGATTCGCGTGTGGCTGTCCCCGCCGCGCTCATAGCAGCAGAGGGTGATTTCGCCCGTGCCGCCGAACGCCGCGGGAATTTTGGCACTCACCACCGCGTATGGGTACGGCGCGTCCGGCGGAACAGTTCCTTCATAATATACATCGCCCAGCAGGGCGGAAAAGCGGCTGATCAGCGCGCGAAGCAGCGTCATGCGTCCGCCTCCATTCTCGCCAAGCGTACCTCGGCGTAAGGAAAGCCTGCGCCCAGCGGCGTTCGCCTGTCCTCCGGGCGGGAGCAGACGCGGTAGTGCGCGCCGTCCTTCTCGCGGCGGATGATGTCGTCCAATTTCAGCGGCGTTTCCGGCGGGCACAGCAGATATGGCGTGACGCGGATGAACGGTTTTCCGCCGCGCTCGCCCTCTTCGCCCAGCGCATCCGCCAAGGCGGCGCGGAAGGGCAGCTCGGTCACATCCTGCTGGAGCTGCCCGCCGTACGGGTCGGGGCAGGAAGCGGATTTCAGCAGCGTAAACGGCTCGAAGTAGTCCGTCAGCATCAGCCCTTCACCTCCGGAAACATCCGCAAATACGGGCGCAGGCGGCGCTCAAAGACCTTCTCCCACGCACTCGAACTCTGGCTGCGGCTGTACGAGCCGAATTTCTCCGTCAGCAGCGTTTCGTCCGGGTGCTTGTCCGCCCAGTCGCGAATGTCGCGGCACAGGCGCAGGAAATCCGCCGTCGGGGACAGGAGATGGAGCAGTCCGCGCCAGTTCCCATCCGCCGCATCCGGCAGCTTCCCGTTTTCGTCCAGCTGGTGGATGCCATCGAGCGAGCCGGAGCCCTCGATGGCGACCCACGCGCCGGGCGCAAGAGGCGGGTCAAGGTCAATGATGCCGTCCGCAACGGTGAACGTGCCGGTCAAAGTCGACGCAATGAAGTAGTTGCGCATCTGCCGCATCACGTCCTGTACGGTTACGGTCATCAGGGGATACCTCCTTTCGGATTAAGCCGTAATGGTATGGATATACACGCCGTCGGGCTGCACGACCTTGCAGCCGCACAGGTTCAAGCCCTTCACGCCGTCGCAGAAGCCCTTTTCGGGGCGGTACGCGTCCGTGCGGGCAATCTGGTTGGCGAAGGTGACCGCATCGGGAATCATGGCGATGATTTCGTTCGTCAAATCAGCGCTGACGTAAATGTCAAAGCCAGCCGCGCGCCCGATAGCGCCCTCCGCCAGCCGCGCTTCCGCCGCCGCGGAGCCGTTGACGAACCGCTCGTCCATCAGCAGCTGACCTTCAATCGCAATCGGCACAATCAGCTTGCGCTCAAAGCGCGGGACGTGCTTGAGGTCAAGCGCGTTCTTGATGCTGATGAGCAGCCCGTACAGTCCGCCCTTGTCCGCCGTCGGAATCGCGCCGGACACTTTCGTGCCCGCGCCCTTGCGGATGGTACCGAGGATGTACTTCTCGGCATCCTCCGCCAGCTGATAGGCGGCGTTGCGCATCGCGCCGTCCATCAGGTCAACGCGCGCCTGTGCCGCGTCCACGTCGCCGATGAGGAAGTTGTAGTACGCGCCGTGGTCGATGGTCAGCACAATGTCCGTGCCGCTGAGGGCTTCCGGCTCGGCGAGATCCTTCGTCGGGTCGTAGGGGCGGACGGTAATGTCCGACAGGTTGGAGATGTGAACGGTGTCGCCCCACTGGCTGATTTCGCCCTCGTAATTGCGGGAGCAGAGCGAGCCGAACACCAGCGCCTTGTGGAAGTTCTCCTGCAGGCGCGCAGACCAAACCTTGGGGATGAAGCTGGAAATAGCCATATGGTATTAATCTCCTTTCGATAGTACGGAGCAGACACTGCTCCAGTTTCGGTTGATGTCCTCCTGCGACATGCGGCGCACATCCTCCTTTGTCAGCGGCGGCGCGGCGGTCACAGGCGGGGAAACAACGTCGGTCGGCAGGCGCGTCGGCTGCGCGAAGAACGCGCCGTATTGCGCCTTGAGAGGGGTAAGCAGCGCGTCCGGGTCGGTGATTTCGTCACCGTCAAACGCGCTTTCGTCGGGGTGGAGGGCAAGCAGCAGCAGATCCAGCGCGTGAGGGTTTGCCCCGGCGCTTTGCAGGGCAGCGCGAAGATTCGCATGGCGCGCCTGCTGGTGCTTTTCCGTCTCCACCTGCTGCCGATAGGAATCGAACTGCCCGCCCAGCGCCGACAGTTCCTCGCGGGCGCTGTCACGGGCATGGCACGCCTCGTCGCGCGCCTGTGTCATTTCGGCAAGCGCCGCCCGGATGCTTTCGAGCTGCGCTGCCTCGCCGCGTGCGGCATCGCGCTCCTGCCGAAGCGCGTCGATGGATTCCACGTGAGCGGCAATGATGCGTTCCGCCGCATCAGGCGAAATCTGCAATTCCTTCAGCAGACTGCGGGTCAGGGACATGGAAGTACCTCCTTATAAGTTGAAGTGTTTCTGCAAGGGGAATCGTCCGCGTTCCCTTTGCTGCGAGAAAATCAAGTGGGGGAGTGTCCGCTGCGAAGGGGTCAAGGGGGCGATCGCAGATTTCGTCTGTTTTCATTGCCCCCCTTGTCGCCTCTGCAGAGGCGAAACCCCTGCTTGCGGGAAAGACCAGCTATGGTCGGAAGTCAGGCAATCTGGTCGCGCCCATTTGGCGCGACACTGCATAGATGTTGGGTAGAGCAGCTGGGGGGCGCTCCTGCGGGAGCGCAAAGTTACTGGCAGGGACGCTTCGCTGCCTGCACCTTTGTTGAGCGCTTCCTTGGAATTGGTCGCCCGCGAAACGGTTGGGGCGTTGCCCCAAACCCCAGCAGGGACGCTGTCCCTGCACCCTGCAAGGGGCATTGCCCCTTGACCCGTTTTTTGTGCCCCGGCTTGAGCGCGTTTCAGCGGCGCTATGGGATAGCGGCTGTTAGGTTATTCCTGCACCATTCCCCTCACCAACCTGCCAATCTCCTCATCCGCGATATACGGATTCAACCGCAGCGCCGTCCGCTGGTCAATATCCTGCCGCATATTCTGAATATCCGCCACCAGCTCACTCTCATTGGCAATCGCCTGCCGCTTGAAGTGAATCTCCTCCGTCTCCAAGTGCAGCAGCGTCAGCAGCTCCTGCATAAAGTGCCGCACCTGCCACTCGTACCTGTCCGCCTTCAAATTCAAGTTCGCCATCGCCGCGCGAATCGCCACATTCGTCAAGCTCCCGCCCGTCAGCGAAGCCATGTCCAGCGCCATGTAGTCGTTGTACAGCGCCCGCTCCAGCAGATTCAGCGCCGCCTGACGCGCGGCATAGGGCACCTCAATCGTGTGCGGTTCGGCGGTTGCGCCGCTGCCCGAACCGTCGGAGAGGTTCGCCACCGCTTTGATGCGGCTGATTTCCTCCAGCATTTCGGCAATGTCCTCCGTCGTGCCGCTGAAGTTGTTCAGCACCCAGTAGACGTCGTTGGCGCGGGCGAGGTTGTCCGCAAAGTCGGAGAGAATGTTGTCGTACGCGTCGATTTTCGCCTGAATCGCCGGCGTCAGTTCACTTTTGCCCTCCTGATTCGCGTAGAGGGGGATGAGCGGCAAGCGCCCGTAGCCTTGAAGCTCCACGTCGAGGGTATCGCCAA